TCTGAAGGGTCGTATTGTCGTGCAATTATTGTCTGAAAACTATTGTCTTTTGCTATAAGACCTATTTTATCACCTACTTTGTTGTATGCGATAAATCTAACTTGCTTGCTCAAGTCATAGCGTTCGGCTTGCGTGTCTCCGCTAGTCCAGCCAATCCACTCCTTGCCGCTGTCAATAGCATCACGCAATGCTCGTTTGAACATCTGGACTGACCAATCCTTGCGGAAGGGGGCATCGGGGACTTTTGTGCCTTGGTTTTTAGAATATATTTCTGCGGCCTTCTCAATGGCTTCATCCTCACGCAACATACTTGAAGGAGTTGCTATTTGATTCCCTTCTGCATCCAATACCAACCATCTAGTATTGTCTTTATATGGAACAACAGACCATCCTGTTGTATCTACAGATTGGTCTCCATACCCCTTCTCTCTTCCCTGCTGATGCCTGTCAGACTGAATCTCTTCAATGAAGAGACCATCCTTTCCAGAGGCATCCTTGCGCTCGTTTAGCCTCATGTGGGCTACATAGTTGGGTGTGTCTTGGAAGTGGGAGGATTTATACTCGTTTTGCTTTTGATAACCTATTGAGTTTTCCTCTTTTCTTTTATTTGATTCTTTCTCTACTTCAGCAAATTGTTCTTCAGTAAGTTCGCTATAAGGTTTGCCAAACTTCTCCATTCCTATTTCATCCCAAGATAGTTTTTTAGGGGTAAAATTATTCGGCATCGTCAGCACGACTTCCTTGTAGTTCTCACCATTAGGAAGGACATATTGGGAGTATTTCGGTTCCGTTGGGCGATCTCCAAGGTAGTTGCTAACTCCCCAAGGCCCAACATTGGGCTTGGAAAGCGTCCTCTCCTCAAACTTAACCGATCCCTCGTTCTTGAGGTAATCCAGAACCTCCTGCTTGGTGACGCTATCCTTTCCTTCAACAAATCCAGCAAGGTTACTCCACTTGACCTCATCAGCCTTGGCATTCTGAGGGTTATTAACGATGGAAAGGATCTGCTGTGGCGATGCCTTTGCTGGCATCTTCTCATCTACAACTTTTTGCAGGCCAGAGTAGAATCCTTGCTCGCTAGTTGGATACTTTGCTGTTGGAGCGACATACTGGGCAGAGAACGGCCTGCTTTCAGGGCTGTGAGCGGCGGTAATATCAAGATCGATTGCCGAAGGCTTGCGCTCTTCCTGTGGTTCGATAACAGCCTCTTCTGCTGGCATGAAGTTCTTAATTGCATTGCCATAATTAACGGGAACTTTTGGAGCGTATTCGTTGTCCATCAACTCGGCCATGTGATCCAAGCGCATTGACATGATCGTGCGATCTATGTCTTTGCCGCGAACATCTCCGCGCTGGCGAGGCGTCCTAGTGCGATCATCGTTAGCGTCTCGGAATTCGTTGGTGGTGAGGTTCAGGAAATCGTTGAAAATATTCTTCTTTGCCAGTGCTTCGGCAGGAGTTCCAGACAAGCCATACTCACCAGCCCTTCCCTGTGGATACATTTCGTTGCCCTGTGCATCCTTTTCTCGGTACTGCCAGTTTTTAAGGTACTTCTCGGTAAACTCCTTGAAGAATGCGTTCTTGTCGCCACCCCAAGGCGACAGGCGTGCTGGCATCCGCTGGCTCCATGCGTTGAGCTTCTCAAACATCCTGCCAACGGAGATCGTCGTAACAAGGAAGTTGCCGTCCTTTGACAGGTGCATTCCGATGGGAACCACATCGTAAATCTTGGGAGAGTAAGCCGTGTACCTGCCTGCGTCATTCATGACGGCGGCGTAATCAACCAGCAAGCGAGACCCATCACCTTTTACGATGGCATCATTGATCTTCAGGATGTGATCCTTGATCGACTTTGGAATGATGCCCTCTGGCAGGTCTTTGATGGCCTGAATCTGCAACGGCGTGAATGTTCCGCGAAATGTCTCGGAATTGTCCGCTACAGGCTGAAAGCGATTTGGCGTCCCATGATCAGGCGTATCAAGTGCCTGTATGATCGTATTCTTGCGAGCCTTTTGCAGTTTCTTTGCCTCCTGTGGCGTGTACATTGCAGGCGTTACGCCATCTGCCTCGGTAACGAATGACTGACTGACAACAAGCCTGCCGCCATCTGGGATATTCATTCCCCTCACCTCATCAGGCTTCTGTCCGTATCCAGAAAGCTGTCTATCGGTCGCCCATGATCCTTCTGCGGCGGCTGGGTTGGTAATTTCAACAGGTGCGCCTACAGGATTTCCTTCGGCATCGTAAATCTGTCCCTGCATCTTGGTCTTGAAGAGTCCGCTGTACTTTCCGTACTTTTCCATGATGGCGCGGTTTTTGATCATTAACGCCCTGCTGATCTTTGGTGCGTCTGGAGCCTTTACCGCTGGCGAAACCTCGCCCTGCAAGGCTTGTAGCGCGCGCATTGCCTGCCTGTTGGCGGCTATGATCTCTGGGGAGAACTCCGCGCCTGTCAGAGGATCTACGGCGGAACCTTTGCCCCCCAGTCCAAAGAACTTCTGTACCGCTTTATCAAGTAAGTTTTTCTTGGTCTTGAGAGTAGCAACATCCATCAAGTGGAGCGTTCCTGAGTCAAGATCCTTGCCAAGGTGGTTAGAAAGCGTCCCAGCATTGAGTTGCGCGACGATTTCGTCCTTCATGTAGTCGGCTACTGCCTGCTCGTTGAGTGCTCCGCGAGTGTCATCCCAAAGTCCAGCAAGCCTAGAAAGCTGTTCGATCTGATCTGGGGATTTACCCTTCATGTAGTTGCTCTGGTACATATCTACCAGATCCTTGGTGCTGTACCTTCCAGATGTGGTAGCCGTTACATTTCCATTGAGATCCTTAATGTCTTGAGCAAATAGCAAGTCTTCGGCCTCTCTATTGGCTTCCCTGAATTCAGGGATGTTGCGGATGTGGTGACCAAATTCGTGTGTGAGTGCTTCGGTAGGCGTCTCTCCAAAGATTTGTTGGCGAGCCTTGAGGTGGTTCGCATTGATCACGATGGATGGCTTTGTACGATCAAAGATCAGGGTTTTCTTAACGCCTCCCATTGGCATTCCTGCCTGATACTCTACGGCTCCCTCTGGCGTGCTGTAGAACCCCTGCTGGTTGGCAGTCTCCATGATGTCTGCGTCGCTCATGCCATTATTCGCAGGGTCTTTCCTAAACTTTTCAAAGATTTGATCTGGAGTCAGGATATGAACGCCGACATTGTTCTGACCTGCACGCAAAGTTCCGTTTGTGAGTTCGTTCAGCTTGGTAAGCTGAGTCAGGAAATTACGGCTGAATTCGTTGCGTGTTTGGACATTGGCTCGCGTGACTGCCGATAGCGTCTTCCTTTCTTCAGTAAGAGCCTTTCCTAGCTTCTCTGCGTCTTTACTACCTGAACGGACGGCGTCATTGTATGCTACCATCGCGTCAGAAACCATCTTTTCGTGACGCTTGATCACATTGTCCCAGCTAGTCAGGCCATTCATGGCCTTCTGGGTCTCAGGATCAAGATCCTTGTATGTCTTGTAGTCGTCTACAGCCTGTTGCTGGCGTTCACGCTGTTCAATTACAGGATCTACGCCTGTGATTTTGCCAAGTGTGTGGTGCAACGCCCTGCCGCCAAGTCCATAAAGAAGGCCAGTGGACAGCATCTGGTTCCTTTCCTCTGGTGACGCAGAATCAAGCGCGCCAGTAGCAAGTGCCACCAATGTGGGGTGGATGCCAGCCTTTGCGTACTCAACTGAGTTGTTGATGATGTTATCTAAATTCTTTCCTCCAAAGCGCAGGATTTTAGCCGTCTGTTCGCTGACATCAGGAATTGATCCAAGGGTTTCAAATGTTCCCTTGCTACCACCTGCCGCCAGTGCGCGAGCCTCATCTATGTCCCTGATCAGAGCAGGAGCTTTTGCGGCATATGCGCCAAGTTTTAGCAATGGGGCGGCTCCATGACCAACAGCACCTCCGATCAAGGCTCCCATTAGTGGGTGTTCTTTGTCGGTCTCATACCCAGCAAATGCTCCGACGCCAACAGGAAGTAGATTTTTGAGTCCTTCTGGAGCGGCCTCTCGAAGTGCCTGTAGTTTGTCAACGCCCTCTGCAATTGCTCCTGCGGTGCGACCAACCATTGACGGCTGTTTTCTCTTTTCTATCTTTTCAGCAAGTTTCTGTTTCTGCAACGCCTGCGCCGCATCATTCATCGCCTTAATTTCGGCATCTGTCTTTCCAAGGTACTTCAGCCCCTGTGCGATCTTTGGAGAAAGTCCCATAGCCGTTTCAGCGGCAAGACCAACCGCTCCCATTTCGCCAAGGCCAAGTCCTGCTGGCATCATGAAAGATCCAGTGAGCGCGATGTCCTCATCAGCGGCCTTTTCTTGGGCGGCGGAATCTGAAGTGGTCTGCTGTGCGATCTGATCCGCCATCGATTGGCGTTTAGCATTGGCCTGCTCCTCACTGATTCCATCCTGCTCCATGATGGTCTTTGTGTCAGGAAGGGTGTTGAGAATGACTGCCGCTAACGCCTTGTTAGCCATTTCATTCTTCAGTACGCGACCATAGACAGATGGAGTCTCTTGCAGGGTCTGCGCGTGCGCCATGTCAACCATGTGGCGCGCCTTGTAATTTTCAAAACTTTTTTGTTTGTCGTGAAGTCCAAATTTTTCACTCAGGCGATCAGTCCAATCAGTTCCGCCTTCAGCTAGCTTTGTGCCGAAATATGCGACATCTTCAGGAAGCTGAACCGCGCTAGAAACGAGGTCTTTTGTGGGCTGTATGCTTGGCTTACCCCATCCAGAGGGATCTTCTTCCGCGCCTGCAAACAGGCTATTCTGAGCGTACTTTTTTACGCCCTTTGCAAATTTAACGCCTGTTCCAATTACCTCTTTTCCGATGTTGTACCAGTCTTCAGGCGTCCTCATTCCCTCGTTCCAAGGGAGACTCCTTTCATGCTCAAACTGCGTGCGAAGCTGATCTTCAGTCTTCGGAATGTGTTTGGGGATCTGCGCGATCTCTTCAGGAGTCGTGAATGTGGTAAGACGATCCTGCTGGAGCTTGGATAGACCTTCGTAAGGAGTAGTCTTTAACTTTTCAGCAAACGGAACATCTTCCTGTTCTGGAGCAACTCCCTGACCTTCCGCAAATGCGGCTTCAGCGGCTGATATCTTTTTATGCGGCTTTTCTGCACTCTCCGTTGGAGGTATTGACTGATCAGGAGCAAGAGTAGGAGATACCTGCGCTTGACCCTCTGCAAAGGCGGATTCGGCGGCTGATGACATGACTAATTATTGCCCACCAGTTGAGGCAGATTCGTCAGCGTCTCCACCTCCATTGATTGCGCCCTTTGGAAATAGTCCCTGACGCCATCCAGCAGATTTTTCAAGAGATTGCTCTTCAAGATCAGTGAGATTTAATGGAATACCGCCGTTTTTCATAACCATAGAATGTTCCCTTCCTAATTGTTTTAGGTTTTGAATGAGGTTTTGGTATTCACTCATTTTTTCAAGTCTTATTTGGGAACCTTCATGAAGTTTTTCAATTTCTGTTTCCAGCTTGTCTGCGCGTTTTGCCATTTGGTTCTTATCGCGCTCAATCTCTGACTGGCTCCTAAGAATTGGAAACTCATGAGGCATTAATGCTTCAGGGATATTCCTATTCGTGTATTTAAGGCTCTCACGCATCTGCTTAGTGCCTTGGTTAACAATACGAGCCTGATTGTTGTAGGATTCCAACATTGTTTTAAGCATGGTATCACGCTCTGGCTTCGTTAGCATCTCGCCGTTGAATACGCGCTCAATACCTGCTTGTAAAGTTAGAGGCACAGACTTGCTTTTCTTGATTTCGTTGTACTGGTTTTCAGTAACCGCAACACCTGCGCCTGTGACTGAACCTGCACCGCGAGCGAAGGCAACGTAGTTGTCAATCAGGTCAAGATCGGAAATATTGCGAGTCGATGGGTTTTGGTCACCAGACTGGTAGGCAGAAAGGAATCCGTTCAACAGGCGGTGCTGCGACCTGATCTTTGTGACATCCTGATCCTTGTTGTATTGTTCGTTTTGGTAAGCAAGACCAGTCATATCGGCCTTTTGTATCTGCGCCAATCGATATTGTTTGAGCGCAGGTCTTTTTACAATGTAGCCATGATCGGGTCTGCTCCAAGTCACATCACCATTAGGCTCAAACCCTGCGTAGTGGCGGTCTGCCTCCCTTTGAGCGGCTTCAATCGACCTGTATGGGCCAGTCTTTGGCCTGTCTTGCATGATGCCTTGGGCTTGGATTTCGTGAACTCCCTGTGGCGTTCCTATGTTGCCAAGGTTATATGTTTGTGGCCTACCCTGCTCTGGAGGATTTGCTGTTACAGGTATAGGAGTGTCTTGATGAAGGGTCTGACCCTGTTCTGGTGCAGGCGCGTATTGGAATGGGCCACCAAACAATGGATTGGGTGTTGGCTCTGGAGCGGCGGCTCCAATAGGAAGCTGTTGCATACCATACGGCCCTGCCTGCGTGCTAGCAGATGTGTATGGTGCAATATTTCCAATTGGCTGGCTTACAGAATTCCTTAGATCAGAAAATTTAGACTCATCCCACTGATAGGGAGCCTTGGAGGCATTTTTAGGGTTAGCCTCGTCAAGGTTGATTCTGTCAGCGTATGACGCTGGAGGGGCTGAAAATACGGCCTTAATGTTTGAAAATACACCAGAGTTTTGAGGCGTTCTTCCAGCTTGCGTGTCAGCAACATATTGCCTTCTGCTAGCATCTTCCAAATTTCCAAAGCGCATTGCTTTATCTGCAACATAACCCAATCCAGCTTTGATGTCAGGGATAGGATTGCGTATTGAACTGACATAATTGTCCTCTTGAATAGGGGCGGTTGAACCAAGTGCTTTTGGGGTTACTTGCAGATTGTTTTTTTTGTCACCAAACTCTGGCTTGTACTTGAATGTTTCGTCTTGTAGCTCGCGAGGCTGCATCTTGTTCTTTACTTGTTGCCATTGAGAGTCTGGCAATGTTGCCTTCATTCTATCGTGAACTTCGCTCATCTGGCCTGAAACAAATCCGTTTGGATCGGATGAAATTACATTTCCCTCTGCGTCAACGTACTCTCCATTTTCATTTTGGCTTATTGCTCCAGCGGGGATTGGCGTTGTTTCTCCTCCATCAGGAGTTGTTTGTTGGTTGCCTTGCTCATCAAGGTACGTCGTCCCTCCACCATTACCAGATCCTTTGCGGATCTTAGCAACCTCTAGGTCATGGGCATACTTATCTGCCAGCAACTGGTCTTCGCGTGCTTGATCTGACTTTGATTTATAGGCGGCGGTAATTCCCTGACCGATTGCACTAATTCCACCAGTGATTCCTTGAAATAACAACTCAGGGTGAGTTGATGGTGTTGCCCATCCTGCTAGTGGTTGGAACTGAATTGGTGAGGCCGTTGGATGAAAAGACAGCGGCTTAATGCTAGCAAGAGCCGACGCTTGCGATTCATCTTTTGGAACCGCAGGCGTAAAAGCTACCCCACCTTGGTCAAGGGACATAGCCATAAGTTTTACAGACCTCCCAAGGTTTTACCTACGGCTGGACTCTGAATTTGGTTTCTAGACCCAGTGCCAAGATTGGCGGCAGTGGTAGCAGCAGGATTAATCACAGGCATCATGCTGCCAGCTTGGTTTGCTGCTGATGGAGGAAGTCCTCCAGCGGCTCCAAGGTTGGAAAGCTGGTTTTGTTGGGCTAGATTAAAGTTAAATGCCCCACCAGTTGGCGCATTAGCCGTAGCAGTCTTCAGGTTGTTGGTTGCCGTTGCATCCTGCATCCGTTGGTATTGATTTTGCAATCCAAGCTGTTGTTGTGCGCGTTGCTCTCCCTCCAATTGAGATCCTTGGGCGGCAGTGGTTTGAGCCTGTTTAATGGCCTGCTGTTCTGCGGCAAGGGCTTGCTGTTGCATCGCGGCATTTTGCTTTTGTTGGTTTTGATAAAATTGCATCCACGCGGCTTGCGTAGGATCAACTCCAGTCATTCCTCCACCGCCACCACCGCCACCGCCACCACCGCCTCCTTGAAGCCAGCCACCGCCAGAAGGATTAAACGCACCAGAGGTGGTTACGATTCCAGTAGCCTTGTTCAAAAAACTATTTTTTCCGCCCATAATTTTGATTGGTTAGTGTTGGTTTTTAAGTGTATGCAGAGGTTGCTCTAGGCACAATTCCAATTCCCTGAACATTGGAAAAACCACCAGCATAAGGAGCGGCAGATTGTGCGGATTGCATTGAATTGTAACCACCAGAAGGCATAAGTGCTTTTGATCCAATTCCTGCCAAAGACCCGCCGATCATAGCCCCCATCGGGCCACCTAATGCGGCTCCACCAATAGTTCCCAAAGCCTGAATTCCAGTTCCAATCAAGGCGTTTTGCTCTGATTGCTTTTGAGCCTGCTGATTCATTTGTGACTGGTAATAATTCTGCCAGTTTTGCTGGTCGGCATTGTAGGCATTAGATGATGCTGACATCAATTGATTGATGGCATCAGTAACAGATTGCTGGTTGGCCTGTGCGCCTTGGTATACTCCACCAATTAGGTTTCCTCGCTGTTGGTAGTTCTGGGCTTGCGCGGCCTGTTGTGCAGATATTGCGGAAGAGGGGTCGATATAGCCTCCTGTGGGGGCGTTACCAATGATCTGTTGAGCCTGACCAAGGTTAGCATTTCTAAATACCTGTCCTTGAGCGGTTGCTTGGTCGTATAAAGCAGATTTTCCAATTGTGCTGTCACCAAGTCCAGATGCTAGCTGGCTCTGGAGTCCAGTTGTCTTGGCATAATTCGCCATCTGCTTATTCCAGTAATCAGGAGAAACATCCTCTTGCGCGGCCTGCATTAATTGCTCGCGGGCGGCTGCGGCTGGTGCATTTTGCTGTTGTTCAAGTTGCTTATTCTTAAATGCGTCAATTGCAGAAATCATTCCTGCCTGAGTCGCCGCTCCACCTCCCCCAAATAGATCAGGTGTAAATGGTTGCAATGGAATTTTAGCACCTTGAAGCAACAATGCGTTTTTTGCGGCTAATGATGCATTATTGGCAGAAGATAAACTTCCCAATTCCATCATAGGAATTGCGGCATTAGGTTGAGGAATTGATTGTTGCGAGCCACCCATAATTACAAGGGAGAGTATATCTCTCGGTTTAATCTGACAAGTCCTAACTTATTCATTGTTTCTTCAGGGAAGTTGCCATTTCCATTGTTATTATCAGATGGCACTCCAATATAACCTCGCTTTCCAGCCCATTGGGTTGATGCACGCCAGTCGTTCATAACTTGAATAACATCTTGTGGCCTTGTTAACGCAGGGTGAAACGCTGGGTACACGACAGGAACAAAGACAGTATCCGCATATCCAAAGCAAGTGTCTCCCCTATAAAACGCATGAACATTGGTGTTTGCATCGGGCATTATGCAGTGGTCAAAGCTAGCTGCAAATGTTTGCATCTGCTCAAATTCGCGGGTGTTTGGTGCAACATATTTATAATCTATTTTTGGTCTCATTTTATGCTCCTGTGTTTATTGATATGGCGTTGTTGGATGGATACTTGGGATTTGCGGATTCCGCTTGGATTGCATCTTGCCTGACATTTGAATTGCCACACAAAATGCATGGGAGGCAATCACCAGTCGTTTTAATATTTAATGGGATGCTAGAATAGAGTGGCACAATCCCATCATTTCCGTATGGACTGATAAATAGCTTCGCAAAAGATGTCACTGGAAGGCTGGCCTGCGTGATGGTTGGCATATTCTTATGGGTTGGCCTTGCGATACTGATTGGCGGCGTTTGTGGCCTCCTGACGCGCAAGCGTGAGCGCATTAGACTGAGCGTCGGCTGGCGAGATATACGAGGTGTAGGAGGCTGTGGCGGACGCTGATACCGATGGGCTTGTTCCACTGGCTGCGAGCGTAATTGTAGCTGTTTGGGTGCTGTTCCATGTATTTACAATATTGCCAGACGATTCTTGCGGAGGAGAGGCAAGCGTTACGACGATTGATGACCCATTCTCGCCAACTACGCACGATTGGGTCTCGTTGCTGCTTGGGCTTCCAACAGATTTTTCCTGCCACTCATCCATGTACATCCTGATAGCGTCAACGCCTAGCTGACCGCACCATTCAATGAGGAAGCTGAACGCCTTGTCCACATCCATCGTGTACTTTGACTCACACGACGCAATTTTTGATGTCCTGCTGACGTTTTCAGTTGTCAGCCTGCGGTATTGTGTTTGCAAAAAACCAAGGTTCTCAATCTCGGCAGCATTTGGACTTGTGCTGTACTGGTAAGGGTCGTTTACGGCTAAAAGTCGGGTTGATAGAATGGTTTGGTAATATCCCCTTGTGCCGCGATACGAAACCTTCACATCCGTAGTTCCCGCAATCTGAGAGCAGTCAATTTCACCGAATGCCATCTGCTTGTAGTCCATTTCATCGCCCATTAAAGCGGTTTCCATCTGGCAATAGATCCTATTTACAAAGTCGGTCGTTGATCCATCCTGATTGATTTGGAGATATGTGTCGTAACGCTCTGGCATGAATGCCTCCCAGAGGTGGTTAAATGAGCCATCATTGGTTGGCGCGTAATCAACGGAGAACGCAAACAATCGGTTCTCGTTTTCAACAATATCGGCAGACCAGACCAGCGGCCTAATTCCATTCCAAACCCCGCACCATGCAGGCGGTTTGCCGTCAGAAAGCTCCGATGCGACCGAGTAATCAAGCACCATCGTCTCGCTGTTTACTGGCTCCAAATACGGAACCGAGTACATCAGGTAGTTTTCAAACGACGCCGCGCAAATGCCGCTCAAGTCTGACGACAGAAGCCGCTTCACCTTTGCCATTTCAACATCCTTGTACAGGACTTGGCTTGAAAGATTGCTTGTCTTAGCAATGTCTGCGGCTACAAGTCCGCCCTGTGAGTACCACCACATGAGTCCAGCCTGAAACGCGATGCTGTTTCCAGAAACACACCCCAAAGATGGGTAAAGCACAGATTGGAAGTTTGGTGTCGCGCCCCATGTCGCCCTGTCAAGTATTCCGCTCTTGAGTGTGATTGTAGAGTAGTCTGTGAAGACATAAAGAGCGGTTGCTGCATTCTGACCAATGTAATCAGCCATGCCAGTAACAACGCCGCCAATGTCAAAGTCACCCCTTCCACCTCCCTGAGTCCTTTCAAGCCAACTAAGTGGATTTCCAAGGTCGGATGCCGATACAATGTTCCCATTGGCTACCCACAGGCGGTTTCCTGAATAAGCCATCCAATACCCGACAGGCATTACGGATGACTGCGCGCCTGTCGTGTTGCTACCATCCCAATAGGCAGGCTGTGAGATTCCGTCTTGGATGATCACAATATTGTGCGACGGCGTTATGGTGACGTTGTTTGAGCTATCGGTTTGAGCAGATTGCGTTCCGATCACAAAGTTAACCATGTTAACATTTGGATCTAGCTTGATGTTGGTCAACTTGTATTCGTTCCAATCCGCAGGTTGTGTCAGTGGGAATGGGGCGTAATAGACATTTCCATCAACGCAAAACAGCGCATAAGATAGGTATACAGAGGTGCTGCCAGTGCCTTGCGGCGTAAATACCTGCTCTGGGGTGTTGATTACAACGCCTGATAGATTGGTAATGGTTGACTGCGGCTGAAAAATCTTGTTGGAGTTGAAGACTATTCCCCCCTGAAAGTTTCCAGCGGGAAGCGACAGGCGCATCTTGAACCCATTACGAGTTTGAACTACTCCACCTCGGCAGGTGACATTTACCCCCCACTTGTACTGGTGTGGCGGCAATGTCCAAGGGTTTACAACGCTATTTGCGCCGCCCGTCCAACCGCTTCCAACCTTGTTTTTCCTCCCAGCAGATATGTTTGGAGATTTCATTAGTATCCGTAGAAGTCTGAGTCAATAACAGGGTCGGTTTGGTCGCCATACGTCAGACCATTGATCTGTGGAGGCATCATGGCGTGTCCTTCCATGCTTTCGTTCTGGTTGTGGAGGTACGCAATGGCAACCTGCCAGTATTTCTGGGATTGCTCAATGAAGTCCTTGTCTTCCAGATCGCAAGCGTGAACAGCGGCAAGAATGGCGCGAGCATTCTCAAGAGGGATATAATCGTAAACACTAGTGATTTCAGGAGACTTTGTTCGGTAGATAATGCGCGCCCAAGCGGCTGATTTTCCGATCCTGATGCGGCGGTACTTTGGATTGGTTTCGGAGGGGTGATACTGACCGATCAGGGCCATGTCATTGCTGCGTCCATAATCAAGTGCATACAAGCTGATGTACCCAGCACTGACAGGCTTCTCAATGTGGAGGATTGCCTTTACAAGCGTTGGAGTGAGAAGCGAATCAATAAAGAATGAGCTAGTTGTCGTGTTGCCAGTGCTTAAATACGATACTAGGCCAGTTGTTCCGCCTGCATTTGCGCTATCTTGTGTGGTATATAGGGAAATTGTGTTGGAATCGACAAACCTAGCGTAGTAAGCAGTAGATGTATTTAATGGGTTTGGCAGGGTATCATTTGAGTTTGCTCGCACGATGACCTGCACCCCTGTGTCATAGGTCGAATTGGGTACTGAAAGCGTTGATGACGCTATAGGAGTGAAGCTGACGGCGTGATTCATTGTCAGCGTTCCATTAGCAAGCGTTGGAATTGAACCATTCACAAATACAATTGGAGTCGTTCCTGTAGAATCGTATAAGTAAATGTCAGATCCGTAATTTTTGATCTGATACTTTGTTCCATGAGTCAAAGGCAACGGCAATCCTGTGTCTGTTGCTCCTGAAACATAAGAACTGGACTGGAATGTCACCAGTGTACCATTGTTTAGTAATTGATTGGTGGAAGGCGCAAGCAAGCTGGCTCCGTTGGTAAGATTACCAGCAGGAATGTACGCCTTTGCATAGGCAGGCTGTTGTACTGCGTAGTAAGCCTGACCGACTCCAAGTGTTAGAGTGGTGATTGCGTTATCTACGACAATTGCAGTGGCTCCAGTACCAGTAGTGTCTCCACTTGCAGGAGTAATTGTAACCGATGGCAAGTTGTAATACCCAGATGTTCCGCTAGGCACAGAAATTGATGTTACATAGCAGGTGTTTGCGACTGCCGATGGCACAACTCCAGCATATACAAATGTCGCACTTCCTGATCCAGTTTGCGGTGATGCTGGCGTTGGGTTCCCTGATGGGTCAGTTGTTCCCGCTTTTGTAACAGAAAACAAATAGTTTCCGTAATAAATTTGATCTCCTATGCTATAGCCAGTGTTGTTTTGAAATGGAAGGCCAAATGAAACAATCGGGGTTGATGTGTATCCAGCACCTACAAATGAAACTGTAACTGCTGTAACGCTTCCATTTGTAATTGTACAACTTGCTGTTGCTTGAGAGGAATAACCTCCTCCAGAAATATTTACAGATGGAGGAGAAGTATACCCAGAACCCCCTGAGATTAAAGTGATTCCATTAGTTGCGTTGATTGTTCTTTCAACAACAGCGTTAGGTGCAGTTGTGTATGTTCCACTGCCTCCTGTAAGCGCAACAGATGGCTGTCCAGAGTAACCAGAGCCTCCAGCTATTACATTAATCTGTGTAATTGGGAAATTTGCTGTAGCCTCTACATTTGATGAATAAAATTTAGCAAGGGTGTTAGAGTTTGTAACTTTTGCAATATATCCACTTGAAGAAGCTGGAGTAAGCGTTGGGAAAAGATAGTCAGATCCAAACTGAAGAAGTTGACCAGTGGTCAGTCCAGCAAAGTTTCCATACCACAAGTTATTGAACCCAATAGCAAACGCCCTGCTCAGTTGAACATAGAGGGTTCCAGTTCCATTGCTGGTAATGTTAACTGGGTTAAAGAATTGATCAACGACGCTGAATGTTCCGTTAGCGGAATTCAATGGAGGCTGTGCAATGTATGTAGTGCCAGCAACAAGCGGGGATGGAAGTGTTCCAGTGCTTGAGAACTGAATAAAAACACCTGTTGATGGTGTGATAGCTACAACAGGTGAAGAGGTGTATCCAGTTCCCTGCGCCACAACATTGACTGCAGTTACCTTGCCATTTGCAATTGTCGCGGTCGCCGTTGCTCCTGATCCTGCGCCAGTAATTGTTACGGCTGGTGGCGTGGTATAACCAGACCCTCCAGAAACAATGTTGAACGAAGAAACATACGAAAGTGTAATTGATGCCGTTGCCGTTGCTGGAGTTGTATTTGTCCCAATAATTGAGATTGTTGGTGCGCCAGTGTAACCCAATCCGCCATCAGTAATTGTGATTGCTATTACTTGCGCTCCACCCGTTCCTCCAAGAGTTGCATATCCAGTAGCAGTCCTTACTTGCTGGTTGCTATTTACTGGAGGATTTGGCGGCGGACTAAATTGAATTGTTGGTATGGTTGTGTATCCTGTGCCTGCAAACGTAATATTAACACCTGTGACAGATCCAATTACGTTTGCCGTTGCACTTGCTCCACTGCCTGATGGTGAGTTAACGGAAAGACCCGATGCGGTGATGTTGCTAGTCTGACCAATGTTTGCCGTGGCAGGGATTAGCTTAACAAGCGAATTCGTTCCAGATCCAGCGGTTGTAAGAATGATCGGATTGGTTCCAGAAACTGCATCAGCCTGATTTGTGTGAATCGTTACTGAAATTGCCGTGATGACATTGACATAGTAGTTTTGTCCCGCGATCAGCGGAAGCGGAAGCGTTCCGCCTGCCGTGAATGCCTGCACAACGTCACCTGTTGAGAAGTAGTGAGGGATTGAAAATGTCAGCGTTGTGACAGGAGCCATTGGAGAACGCAGGTTCACATTGAACTTGCCACTATTCCCAGACAAATAGACAGGATTTATGTTATTCAGAGCATCACTGTACGATGCAAACACCTGAAGGTTTGTGGAATCAAGATTCTGCGTGAAGTATGTTGTATTGGCTACCAATGGGCTTGGAAGAACTCCAGAAAATAGTCCGCCTGTAGCAGTTGAGAATGTCACTTCATTAGGAGATGACAGGGAGATAGCAGGCACTGATTGGAGATTAATGCAAGTAAGCAAGCTGATCGGCCTTGAGTCCGTAAGCGTAAGTCCACTAGTAGTAGCACCAACAATGCTCTGCATGGCGATTGGATTGGTGTTGTTCTTAGCGTCTAGCGCGCTCTGATAAAGTTGGATGGTGAAATTATCTACAATGCCAGTGTAATAGGTGCTTCCGTTGATAAGGGGAGAAGGAACAAGTCCAGAGGCAAGCCCAAGAAGCACATTCTGACCAGCTGAGAAGTTGTGAGCCGTAGATCCGCTGGTAAATTCATTGATCGGTGATATTGCAGCCGTACGGGTTGCAATTGTAACGCCGTCGGGCTGGATCGTTCCGTATGGAAAGTCAGACTGGGCGTGGACTGGTATCACTAGACCATCAATTCCTGCGCCGCTAGCGTCCTGTGAACGTAGTTCGCGGTTGTTTCCATCCGTTCCTACCACTCGTATTTGCAAACCTGCATCTGACTGGTGTTCTGCCACAGCAATAAGCTGGCTAGGCTGGCGGATGTCCATGATCGTCGAGACAAATCCGCGATCATCCCATGCCCATGACACAGGGTTATACATCCCTCCCTTGTTGACATGGTACTGGAACAGCCTTCCCCTGAAATACTGGGGAGATCCATCCACATTTACGCCAAGCGGAACCTCAATTCCGCGAGGCAGGGTAATCGTCTGTCCATCCCATCCAGTGCAAACATCCACTTCCGAATTGGTGTGGAAGTAGTGACCAGACTCCATGAGGATCTGGACTGCCTGAGTTAGCTTGCGAAATATCTTGGTTTGGTCAGTAGTAGCAAGAATTTCGCTAGCCTCGTCAATGATTTGCGAGACGAACATTGATTTTGATCCTTATTTGGTGCGAGCGTTTCCTTCTTGGGCGATGCTTTTCAAGAAATCGTCGTCACCACCACCTTGCATTCCGCCAGCAGGAGCCTGTGGAGGCATTCCACCTTCGGGAGGGGCGGGAGGTTGTTCAGCACCACCAGCTTGTTCACCAACGCTCTGGGCGAGGTTTTCAACACCGCTGGCAAGCTGCGTGATAAGCTGATGGATGGCATCAAAGGCTTCTTTTGGCATGGAGATCATTACTGATCCACCATCTCCACCTTGTGGTGCAGGAGGAGCCATGTCTTGCATGGGTGCTGGGCCTTGGCCTTGGTCAGGAGATGGCATTGGATCGGCGGGGGGCATAGTTTTGTCAGCCATAGTATTATTTTTCAGTGGTTTCTTTTGCGGCGGCTTCTAATCCCATTTCGATGGCATCTTCAGACGGCGATTCTTTTGAGGTATTGCGTGTCATGTCATCACCCTTTGCAGATTCGGCGCGAATTCCATGAAGTTGGATTCCCACAGAGTGGTGATGCTTTCCATTTTCTACGCGATGACTTTCAGAAATCTTTTTGTAGTGAATGGTAGCCTTGCCGTGTTCCTTTAGGTGCTTTTTTAAGTGTTCAGCGTGCGCGCCATGAAAGTGAATCTCGGGATAGTGAACTTCGGCAGTCTTGTTCTTTGCGTCAGTAACTTCCTCATGCAATCCTCCGAAGTCTCCTTCGCCAAGATCATGAAACCCTTCAGGGATAGTTTGTTTTTCGGTTTCGTATCCCATATTATTGCTGCGTTGTTGTCATTAAATGCCAACTATAATTTGACCCACTGCCTGTTCCAATATAAAAAAGATTATCTTTTGTGTTGTAACAAATTTGACCAATAAAAGCAGGATAAATTTTATTTTGAGGGCTTCCGTAAATACTTGTTCCTTGCCCAAAATTTGAAATAGATGGGTAAATGTTTGGAACGGCTATCCCATCAAGTATTGTAGCTGTGGGAGCTGTAGCAAACCCAGCCCCTCCATAATTTATGGTAAATCCAGTAACCGACCCACTCACAACGGTAGAGCTAACCGAGGGAGCTACTGGTCGTGATTGAAGGCTTACCCCCGTTGCCGTTGCTGTTGCATTTTGGCTAATGCTAACTGTGCTACCAGTAACGTTGGTGATTATTGTCCCTGTTGGAATCCCAGATCCAGTAATTGTTTGCCCCGAAACTAAGTTTGCCGTTGGGGTAACGCTGGTGATGCTGTTGCTTGCGGAGGTTGTGTTTCCAGTAAAAGAATAGATAGGAGAAGAAAATATGAGTGCTGGAGCGTTTGTATATCCAGACCCTCCGTTGACCAATGTGTAATTGTTTACTACTCCGCCACTACTAATTGTGAAAGTTGCCGAAGCTCCTGAACCCGTTAAGGATAACCCTTGAGAACCACCTATTTCAACAAAACCTGACAAGCTCGCGCTATTTGTTTGTGTGAAAAATTCAGCAGTTCCGTTATTTATTACAGTTACCGAGGGAATCGTAAAGGTATTTTGGTCAACAACTGTTACCTGATAAGAGTTATTGTTGATAGATGTGCTGGTTTGTGCAAGCGAATCAGAGATAAAAATGTATTGGCCTGTTGTTAACCCATGACCAACACAAGTCATGGCCGTGTTACTTCCGCTAGTAGCCATTGAAGTAATTACAGAAGATTGAACCGAATCGTTTAAGATGAACAACCCGTCTTCAGAATAACTTGAAATTTGTCTTTGAGGAATACTAGACAAGAAGTTTAAATCGTTGACATGAATATCAACGAGATAACGCCCATCTGATGAAATAACACGAATCCTATCAAAAGATATTGGGTTAGTATTCCTGTTTCTAATTACATTTATAAAAGCAAAGTTATAACTTCCAGTAGAAACTTCAAATTTCAACCCAGCTAATTCTATTTCAGCGTCTATACAACCATCGTATACATTTGGATTTTGGGCTGCGTTAATACGCACCCAACCAGTTTTTGTGGCATCAAATGATGCAATTCTATTTTTTACCCTATGGCTATAAGAATTAGAAAAACCTAAATTCGGAGACCCAAGATAATTTTCTATAATAGATGACCAAGTTGAATTAGTAAAATAATCCACGTTAAGAACTCTGTTGTCCTTAATAAGATTGTCCCAAGGTATGGCCCGTCCATTGCTGTCGTTATACCCATTTTGGTAAGTTATTACACAGGTGGGCTGGTAAAGATTTGACCCAACATAAATATAAGAAACGCTTCCGTTGCTTTGGGTTCCAGAATAATTGGTAAGCCCCGTTGAACTAAAAGAAACACCCGTTCCAAATGTTGAAATAGGCTGACTCAAGGTTATAACATTTCCGTTAATCAACGCAATAAAAGCCCCAGAAGAAACCCCAGTTCCTGAAACGTATTGACCTACGTTTAAGCCAGAAACAGAACTTACGTTTGTTATGGTTACCGTAGATCCATTATTTTCACTTGCGTAAAAAGATGCTCCCGTTTGAGTAATTGTTGCCGCTTGGGAAAGAGTAATAGTATTTCCGTAAATGCTGGAAATTGTTGTTCCAGAAGTTATTCCCGTTCCATTTATGTATTGTCCAGCCACCAATCCCGTAGTTGAACTTACGTTGGTCAAAGAAGTTCCAGATGCCGTTGTATTTCCAGTAAACGTGCGTCCCGTAGTTCCCGTAAAGTTTACCGAGGAAGCCGAAGCAAAAGTCCCCCCAGTAGTTACATAATAAACGTAACTCCCAAAATAAAAGTAAGCATTTGCAGCAATTTGAGAATTTGCCACCCAAGGGTTCCCGTAGTTGTAGGGAGATAAAATGTTATCTACACTAAAAGTGTTGTTGCTAATGTTTTTTTGACCATACGCAACATTGATAAAAGAAGAACCACAAAGCGAATCCTGTTGTCTAAATACATTGTTGGAAATAATGCTATTAAAAGTTTCAGTTAAAATACTTTGACCCTGCATGGACAAAGTTGGAAAAGTTCTAATAACGTTAAAGTAATTTCCTGTAATGGTGACAGGTTTTGTAACAACAACCCCACTCGCAACAGTATTTCTTATCGCAAGGTTAAAGTTAGAAAAATAATTTCCAGTAATCGTAGACGCAACATTAGTAAAAATGCAAGGGCTTGGCCTTGCCTCATAAGTGGCTGAGGCGTAAGGAAGATTCTGAAATATAAAATTGTTCCCAAGATAATCCTTTAAAGATTCCGAATCAAAGTTGCAAGAGGTTACGATTAACGTATTTTGATTAAGTGCGTAGTTTAACGGAACTGCTTGAATCCCAAAACCAACAAACGGGATTGTGCTACCCGCTGGAACCAAAGAATTTGTTTGTTTTGTGCCTAGCGGAGATAAAAGAAGGTTAACTCCCGCCCCAAGGTAAGAATCACTCATCCGTTGGAAAACAAGTGAACTCCCAATAATAATTGTTGATGGGCCAGAAACATATTTATAAACACCCGAAGTGCCTAGTGTGTCAAAGGTATTATAAGCATTTACATTAAAAGTATAAAGTTGACCCACGACTAAAGAACTGGCGTCTGGAATATAATTAACGCTCACCGTTACATTTGACCCAATTTCTGGTTGAACAAAAGAATTTAGTCTAACGGACGACCTATTAAATTGGCTTGCCAAAATTGTTTCATACAAATTATTTTTAAACTCGCAATTTGTTATTACGGTATTCGGGGCGATAACGTTTAAAAACCCGTCTAAGGGTTGGCAATTCTGAGGAACTACCCCTCCTTGCATTCCGTTGAAATAGCAACTATCAAATCTTGCTTGATCATAGGTAGAACCTAAATAAACCGCAACCCCTCCTCCAAGACCTACGTTGCTAGTACGTGGGTAATTATCTCCGTAAGGAAACAAAAATTCGCAATTTTGAAAGTTAAGTTTTTTGACGCTTTTGAAGACTGACGACCAACCCTGCGTTCCCTCTGGTTCGCTTAACCTAAAAGCAGAGTGGCAATTAGTAAAAGTGCAATTTTCAAACTCAAGCAATTCAGAAGTAGCTCCAACATAGGCTATGTGATAAAACCCAAGTGAACTTTCGCTGCCTGATGCTGGCGAGTTTCCTCTTTCAAAGCGAATGCCTGTAAACCGAAGGCTTTTGAATTGAGAATAAAGTTGAAACAAAGCGGCTCCGTTGGTGGGTGTTACGTTAGTATACAGAACCGAATCATTTCCAACAAAAGAAAGTTTGGTTGTGCTGTTACCTCCTGAAAATCGTAGGTAACTAGAAATTCCCGTATTAACAAGCGTAAAAGGCGTGTTCAGCGCATACGTTTTAGAATCAAAAAATACAACTGCATTACCAAGGGTTACGGCATAGTTAATTGCATTTTGAATTGCTACAGTATCATCAGTAACCCCGTCTCCAATAGCCCCGTAATCAGAAACATAAACATACTTTGGTGCGGTAACAGGGGTTGTAGGCCCACTACCTCCTTGTGCAGGAAGCCATTGTGGATAACTTCCATTGCCACGACTGGTTAATACATAATTTACTGGCCCGCTAGGCAACCATGAAAGAAGTTGGCCTCCGTTATTTACAAGAAGTTGTCCAATCGTTCCATTAGGAATTATTGCGGTAGTTGTTGTTTGAGAGAAGGCTCTCAAAAAATAACAAAGCAACCCCTCCCCCGCATTTCTTGAAATACCAAAAACAGTTCCTGTGAAATTTGGGAATTGCCCATCGCAAGGCGTAGTCCAAACAACTTTTCCATTGACAACACTCTTGCTAATTAGGCCGTAAAGTGCCGTCGTTAGGTTGTTAATTAGTGAAGGAACGGACTCTGCCGAAACTTGAGGATATGGTAGCTCTGGCGCACAGGCACTTCCATAGGGGCTATACCCAAAAGGAGAGCCATTAGAATTATTGTTACATCCACATGACATATCCGCAAATATTGATCACTGATAGTTTTTTGTAAAGACAAAATGCATATATTTACACCTTTGCCTTTTTGGGCTTTTCATCGTCGTCGTCATCATCAAATTCGTCAGGAAGGAAATCACCATCAACCCACTTTTTAATGTGGTTTTCTAACGCGAATCCGTTTCCATCAAATATCTCGCAGTGCTGTGTTTCTCCCTCTTCGTCTACCCAGTTAATAAACAATCCCGTGTTGGAAAAATGCTCGGAGATCACTTGCATCGCCTTGTTTATTGCCTCCCATCCTTCGTTTGTTACGTTGTTTGGTTGTTGGCGTTTCACTCCTATGTGATATGCAGATATTTCTTCAAATCGTCGAGACGATTGTTCCAACCAGCCAAGAATTTTTCATCGTATGGATGGGCTTTTACTATCAAAGAATTTACTCGCTTTTGGTCGGCAATAAATTTAGCGGCATCGTTGCCAGTCCTGTACAAGATCTTGTACGCTTGCGCTGACCCGCTAACAATCTTGCAATTGAACCATGCCTCACCAACTTTTTCTGGCATATGGTCAACATGGTACTTATCCCAGTTGTACCAGTATAATTTTGTTGCTGTATCGCAGGTAAGATTCCTGATGTCATCTTTTGTGAGATTGAATGGAGTATCACTAAACTCTCGGAAGTCGCATCCCCACTTAGTTACGCCGCCATCATCGCCTTGGACTTCCTCTGCAATGACGTAATTATAATCACCATAGTGGCCCCTTGCAAATACACATTCATGTTGGAATATGAACGGCAGAAAATTGCTAAAACGAGGTGTCATGCGCTAGCAGGTAATCTTTAGGGTCTCGTCGTAGTTCCGTTGTGTTAGTTTCGTACTGTGGAAGCTCTTGATTGCTTTCAATGCGTTGGCTAGATCTTTCATCAATATGTTGCAACGCCGTGACCGCCTTCCAGTCCATTACGGCTGTCCCTGTAATGAGTGTCGTCACAACCGCACCGAAGAACATCACGACCAAGTTTGCGAGTTCCACTATCTCCTTTGCTGCTTCTGCATGGGTCAGAATCAGGAACGCAGAACCAGAGAAAACAAGAAGAACACACAATGATCCGAAAATCGCATAAAGACACTTTTTGCTGTCTAGAGGTCTCTGCTCTAGTTTCTGTTTTATTACAGATGACCTAGAAGGCTCCATGCCGCCCCCCCTGCTATGAATCCTGCCCCAACAGATATTAACCACGCCTCCGCTAGCGCAGGAGGGGAGAACGCAAGCAGCGTGGACGAGAAGCGAAGCACTCCAGCAAATGCAATGAATCCAACAAGGCTAGAGCAAATCAATAGAAGCATGTGCAAGTGGTGTTTTGCGGTGGAAAGTTCCTTTGTAGCGACATTCAGCTTGTTTTCTGTGTCGTGTAGCTTTGCTGTCTGCGTGTTTACTGCGTCTTGAACGACCGCTAGCTCGTTTTTAGCGGCAGTTGCTTGATCTTGTGCATCATGGACTAATTGACGCTGGTGTTCGATTGTTTTAAGAATGTCATTTTTAGTTATCGTTGTAGCCTGAACCGCTACCGCCATGACAAATAAAATTGCTAATGCGAGTTTATTCATTTTTGTGTTTTTAACCATTGTTGAATTACTATTGATTTATTGTCAACCGCAGAAAGGTTGCCTTGAATTGCGCTGATATTGTCCACCGCAGGAGCCACCGAAATTGTGGTGGGGTTATGAGCGCAACCTCCAAGGATAAGGAAAATTGTTCCAAAGAGTGGCATCAATGCTTCCCAAGTTTTTTTCATCGGTTGGCGTTTTTGATAATTGTTAGAATTGAAGCTAACGCAGAAAGACCAAGGCAAATCCATTGGGCTATAGGTGGAACCTCTGGGACAATCGAAAACATCAAGAAAGTCAAACTTGTAGCAGACCCTAAAAGGGGAGATTGTCCTGAAGTGTTCATAACGCTAAAAGATATTCCCACGCAGAAAGCAGTCCGTCTTGAATATTGGAAGGTAGGTTCTCTGAAGATAGAGAGAATGTCCGTTGACCAAGTGGTGATGTGACGCTTACTGCGGCACTTAATACGGAACGGAAAGATGTTGGGACTTGGACGCTCACAACCGAGGTTGTGCCATTGATGGATGTAATGGTCTGATCCTGCGACTCAAATGTTACACCAACCTGACTTTCATGTTCCAACACAACTTGTGAGACGACCTCATCTGCGGAAAGTTGCGATCCTAGCCACGCAATGAGGGTTGACGGAACGCTGGCAAAAGGAGTGTCCGAGAGATCCACTGGAGCCGTGGCATTGTAAGCCCCGTTTTGGTAGTACCTAATAAGATGTGAAGGGGTAAATAAAAGTGTCATTAGCTGATTTTTGTAAATGCTATAAAGCTGTTGGCTCGCAAATACACTGGATTACTTGCATCAACCGCTGTTCGTTGGGCCACCTCAAACGTGAATGTTCCGCCACCTGTTGCCACGGTGACAGTTCCCTGTGTTTCTGAAAAAATAGTCTTGTTTGGAGCATCTGCAAACCCTCCTAAGGCATACCACCAGTTAATTCCATTTCTGAACTGCCCAGCAGTGGGGACCGTCATAGAATAATATCCCGCCGATTGTTGGGTCGTGGATACCCAAGCGTGATTGGCAGCAAATCCTGTTGCCGCAGTTCCAGAAGTTTGCGTACAGTTAATATTAATTCCTGAGGTTGTGGATGCGGTATCCGCTATTATTGACCCCCTGAAAACATAAGTTCCAGCAGGTAAAGTAATGCCTGTGCCAAAAACATAAGTTTGATTGGAAGCACTTACATCGCTTGCTTGAATGAGATTGTAAATCACCCCAGCCCTTGCATCCGTTAATGACTGTGTCATTAGAGATGTACTTCCTGCCGCCGTTTGATTCGGTGCTGTGTTGTTCGTTCCGCTAAAAGTCTGGTTTGAGGCCCATGAATTAGCTAACCCAAGAAGCGATTGGATTGGAGAAAAAAGTCCCATAAATTAAGCCCAGAGGAAAGCGCAAGTGGTCGTTGTTGAAAACCCAGTAATTGCACCATTAGGAACAAACGATCCTTCCCAAGTTACACTGCCTCCATTTGGTTGCAGAACAAACCCATTTGTTGCGGTAGCAGTTGTTCCATCCGTTGTGATATACAAGGGGTTAGCTGTCCCGATATTTTGAATTTGCAGATACTTTCTTGTCGTCGCTCCGAGTCCAGTAATTGTGCCTGAAGTCGTTACTGCGGCTGACCCAAAAGTTCCAGATGCTACGTTTGGGGTTGAATAGGTTGCCCCAATAACATTTGTTCCAGCTGGCAATGGATTGTCAAGCATCACATTGCTGACATTTTTGCTCAAATTGTAGGTGATCCCCACAGTTCCAGAAGTGATTGTATTAGACCTGAATCTGATATTCTTAAATCCAGAAACGTCAATTTGACCGATTGTTGCAGTTGCGGCACTAAATGTAGAAGAAGTATTTCCAGTAGTAAGAGCCGCATAGGTTGTGGCTGTATAGATTGTTCCATCAACCGATGCTTCGATTGTTACGTTTCCTGTTGCAACAGCATTAGATTGAAATGCGAGCGTTCCAAAATTAGTGGTTGTAACAACAAGTGGTGTGGTGGCTGTTACTGATCCACTGCCTGTGGAGTCTGGATTTACGCTGCCGATGCTATTTGTTCCAGAGGGAAGTGATCCAGTGATGGTGACGTTGCCTCCGCTGGAGCCTCCTGATGCAATTTGGCTAGCGAGAGTAAGAATGCTAGCTCTGAAATTTGCAGTGGAAAGATTGGAAGTGATCTCTGGGAATTGTGACATAGGACTTTAGGTTTTTTTGAAGCTAATCAGTTGAGGTAGCTGGTGCAAGTTTAATCCTGCACCAGCCACCGATAACTAACTACCTATTACAGACCAGTCGAAGAGGTGCTGCAAGGAAGCGGCGCACCATCAAATGGGCAACGCTTGTACAAGACAGGAACCACATTCTGCGGGCGCATCGGCTGGATCGCACGTTGGATCTGGTAGATGTGCTGACCGAAATCTCCGTAGAGATTGCAATCGTTGTCGCGGAAGTAAGTCCACTCAAGCTCACCCATAGCGAGTTGAGGAGCAAACCTAAAGGTTCCCTCACCAACATACTGCTCTGGGACGAGACGCTTGAAGGCGTCACCAGCGATGACAAATCCAACTTCGTAGTTTGCTGCAACCCATGCTGGGTTACGGCGTTGAGCAAAGCCGTTCGTGACAGCCGAGCTAACGATAGGGTTGATCAGGACAAGGTTGCCAGAACCATCAAACCCAGAAGCGCGCAGAGGCTGTTGGTCGATACCAAAAGCGAATCCACGATAGCCTTGGAACTGATAGCCACTGATGCTGTCCTCACCCAACTTGAACGAACCAGCGGTCAAATAGAGGAGATCCTCTTTGACGTCCGCATCGTTGCGGATGTTTTCTATGGCGTCAGCGGAGAGCATGACTTGGAAGAACTCACCCTCTTTGGAGGCAAAAGGCTCTGCAAGCATCTCTTCACGAAGGAAGGTTCCGATGCGATAGAGCGTCTTGAAGTTCAGAGCAGAGTCAGGAAGAATCTGAGCGAACTTGGTGTTGATCTGCTGCATATCACCAGTGAGGTTGGAGGTGAAGGACTGGGTCGAGTTGACCACATACTTCACACCAGACTGGATGAGATACTGATAACGGATGTCAGCGTTGATGATCTGGAGAATGCTCTTCTCAAGGCTGACTTGAGCCTGAAGATACGATCCCTTGAACGCCGTCCTAGCTTGCTTAACGCAAATACGAGGGCCAGCACCGCGAAGGGTTTGCAAGCTGAACTGGTATTCGGTTGAACCAACTTGGTCAGGAGTAGCACCGACGCCGCAAAGCGTAGTGTCATCGACAAAGGTTGGGGAGGCAAGGGAAGCGGCAGGCACTGCCATTTCCTCGACTACGCTACGGACAACATCCGAGACATTGGGGATAGTTCCGCCGTCGATGGAGTTGATATAGGGAGACTTACGAGCCAAGACCTTTGCAATCTGTCCGATGATGCGCGAGACATCCTTGGAGGCAAAATTCTGGATGGTAGCAAGTGGAATACAATTGCTAAAGTTTGCGCTCGCAGAAGTGGTACTCGAATAAGTATTTGAGTAATTTACTGGAGCCGTATCGGTGTTGGGGATATACCCGCTGTTTGCGACAGCAGAGTTAGCTACCCCAGTTCCTGTAGAAGCCATAATGTTGAGTTTGGTTGACTTGAAGTAATCACAACCAATTGTGGCAGCGACAACCCCAAGGGTGTACGGCGACTGCGTGCAGTCACGATACTAAGTTTGGTTTGGTTTGTCGCTAGCGGCACGCTCTAGCTTTTGTTTGCGGCCTGATTAGTGAATTTTTGCGGCTTCCACCAAGCCATTCCCATACGGAGGGAACACACCGAGTTGAGTGACTATTACTAAATGAATGATTAGTAGTCAACTATATTTTCCAAATTTGTTGATAACCTGAATATATCATAGGGATTCCAATTTTCTCAAAATAGTCAGCAATGTATTTCCCTTTGCCGATTTCATTGTCAAGATTGTCATCAACCACAATCATTGTTCCATTTTTCAAGCACTTGGAAACTGCTAAAAGCTCGTAGATGTGATGGATGGAAGATGGATGTGGGTTGACTGGGTCAAGGTCATAGCTGTCCAAGTATAACAAATCTATTTTTTGGTCAAACTTGTACAGAAACCCAACGCTGTCTTCACAGGCTATTTTAGTCTTTTCGCTTATTGCTTTTGATCTAGCAAACCCAACTGAATCTGGGCTGATGTCTACTGAATAAAAATTTCCTCCATTTGTTTCAACATAAGCATCAAAAATCAAAGTAGACATTCCATCTCCCTCAAAATTGTTTTCCTCCCTCGCGCACCCTGTTTCGACGATAATTGGGTTTTTAATTCCATTAAGGAATTCAACCATTTGTCGGAAAGATGCTTCTCTCTTCCCAGTAATAGACAGCATTTTTTCAATGTTCATTTTGAAATTTGTTTATCATGTTGCAACTTGTCTGGCACGAATAATCAGCACCAACTGGTATAAAGTCGCCTCCGTATTCTCCATATCGATCTCCTATAAAAAATTTATGCACATCAGTGTATGGAAATAAAACATCTATTGGTTGATTCCTGTACTTGTCGTATGGTTCACTAGTAAAATTAATGCATGATTGTATTTGATCTGCACAAATGACTTGTATTGCTGACTCATGCATATTGTGTTTTGGACACCACAAGCAGTGCCATCCAGATGTAAGGGAATTTACAAAATCAATTATTCTAGTAGAAAGAAGATATGCATCTGCTTCGCAATGAACAATTTTATCAAATCCATTATTCTGTGCATATTTAATAGCTGTCCCAAAACTGCGATACCATCCATCGTAATTCACAATTGATTGTTTTCCTAGATGTGTATCAAAAGTATAAATTGTTTCTGGCGGACAAAATGACGGCATTAACGGACTGCCGTCATCAAACATAAGCATTTTATCGTATTTTACTTTTCCTAATACATAGTAATCATACCAAGATTTATGCCTTCCGTTCCACCCATCTTTAGAGTCGGCGTATGACGTACAGAACAAAAGTGTCTTCATAAAACTAAAAGGTCTGCGTCACAATTTATGGTATAATGCGCCCCTTCGTATTTAACGATGCTATTTGGAACCTCGCAGGTTTCCTGCAATAGAGGCTTGCGAAGTCCAGCCGCTATCCAGAAAGAACTTGATTGATTACCAACAAAAAAATCAGACCCTTCAATTGCTGTTGCAACATCAAGACAACTATCTGTTTTGTAATACTCAATATATCCAATCTCATTGCAAAATTCTTCATGTTCATCCTTACGACCAATAAATAATGCGCGATCTCTAAAGTGTAAATAAACGTGCTTCCAATTAAAATGAGGACTTCTATATCTTGGAGTGCGATTAAAAATAACCCTTCCTTTTGTATTTGAATCAGGATTTACCTTTATCCAAGGTTCTGTAATCTGCATATGACCATGCCCCCTTGGAACAAAATTTAAGTATCTGGCTTGCGCGTCAATGAGAGAAATATGGTGTTCGTAACATTCACGCCATCCTGAAAGGTCGTGATCAATTGCGTACTTGCCATCGTTCCAAAGCACTTCAATATTTTGACTTTCAAGTAGCGGTTTGATGGAATCATATTTATAACCACTCATTGGCTCCATCCAAGTTTCGTCTCGGATAACCATTGTGGTTCCACCCATCGCCTGAAATACAGGCATAAAAGCCACTATGTCACCTATGTGACCAGTGTGCATAAATGTCAATCGCTTGCTAAATGGGCCTCTCATCAGAAAACGCATTCAACATGACCTGCGATCTAACTTCAAGTTTAGAACTTTTTGCGTGATGAATGAATTTAAGAATATCACCTAAAGTATTTTCAACTCCAAGAGTTTCTGACTCGTTAATTAATTTATTACCTTCTACAAGTGGCTCTTGAACAAATTTCTTTATCGCGTTAGCGCAATGCTCTTTGGTCGCATAAAAGATATGTGCAGGCTCTCCGCCATTTATATGGAGGGTTCCATGATCTTCATACGATTTAGCTACCTCTGGTGTGAATTCCTTATTCACTACATCGTAGTCAGTCATCCAACCACCACCAGCGGCGAAGAGAGCGCACCAGCGGATGTATCTCGCGACAATCCAGTCAAACTTGTTGAGTAGTTCAGGATGAAGACCCATAGCAATAGCCATCAACTTTTGCTGTAGTTTGTTGTATAATGGACTTCCAAGAGCGTGGCTCCTATTAAGCATGACAGGCTCCCAGCCTTGATTTGTCCAGCTAGTCTTCCACCAGTTGGCACAGGCGAATTCCTCGCCCTGCTTTGATTGAGCGATGTTTTGGTAGTAGGCGTAGACTTTCATTAGTATGTTTTATAGCCAACGTGGAATACTGGGAGACCAAGGTCGATGTGAGGTTGATTGCCTGCTTGCTTTGCTCTGAGGCAGAATGAAACATCTTCCCCTCTCGCACTATCGAATGGTCGGAAGTAATCGTAGTCGTAGTCAGGTACATCAATCTTTAGGCTATCTCCAAATTTTTCCTTAATGTCGTTAAATACTTTTCTGTGGACGAGCATACAGCCTGTTCCAACCCAATCAACTGGCACGATGGCGTCTTCATAGGATTTCGCTCGCGGTGCTAGCAACGGATCGGCGCACATTATGGCTCCTCCCTCCTGACGACCGAAGTAAGCCGCCCCCACAAGGTTCTTTCCTGCGCCAAGAAGCCTGTGTAGCACATGTCGTTGTAGCGGCAGGTCTCCCAGTGACCTTGCGCCTGCAACCCAGTGCCTAAACCAAGCAGGGCGTCCGATTGATGGGATGATGTCATCGTCGATCATCAGCATCCACTTGGCGTCAGTTTCTAGGAACTTGTGAGCTAGTCTGTTGCGTGAATGCTCAATTTTTGCATCACCAATTGCCATGTCAAAGCGGATCTTGTCCCTTCCAAAGTCAAGCGCGATTGCGACATTGACTGCGGCTGTGACAGGATTGCTAGACTTGTACCAAGGCCAGCCAACAAAGATGTCGCGCCCAGCAAACTCACAGCGGTACGAAGGAAGCCCCTCTTTGGTTCTACTTTCAATAATTGGATTTTGTACTCTTGGTGCTTCAACTTCTTCTAGTGCTTGCTTTGGTTTTCGTCCGCGCTTTGGCTTTTCTGCTTCCGCCACAGGCTCAGATTGCACAACTTCCTGTACAGGCTCTGGCTCTGGTTCTGGTTTTAATTCTGGCATATTCGCCACAATTGGAACGACTGGAGCCACTGGCTTGCCGTCCAACCTGCGCGGCGGAGGTGTTGGAGTCATGAAAGGATTCGGTGAGTCCGTAGCCTTCATCGTCCGCTCCTGCATAGGGGTGGAAATAGGATCAAGGATTGCCATAATTATGCGCCTGCTTCGTCAAGTCCAAGGTCAATAGCATCGCTGGCATTCATCTTGATTCGTGACTGGAGATCGTTTGATTTATTGACAGACTGGGTTGTAACATTCTGCTTTGGCATCTTTCCAGACGCCTTCAACTTTCCGTTCTCATCAGTCAATTTCTTGAGTTGAGCCTCTAGAGAAGCCTTTGCGGCCTGTTCTTGTTGGAGGGTAGCACTTAGGATGTCGCTATAAACGGCTGCTGCGGCGATTGACGCACGTTCGTTTGCGGTCTTGGGCCACAGCGCGCTGTTAAACTTCCCCTCAAGTGCTGACACATTTTTGTTGTGTTGCTGGATCTTTTCAATCTGTTCAGGTGTAGCATTCGCAGGAGGCTCTTGGTATCTTGCCCAAGGTACTTCTTTTGTAAGCTGGTTAACATAATCTCGTACTTCCGTTGTCTCTTTCTGATACCAGTCCTTGGCTTGGTTCTGACGCTGTTCAAGGATCTGCTCTGCGTTCTCAGCGGCGTGAGAAATCTCAGCCTCTTGCTTTTCTTTCAGGTCTGATACATCGATCAGGCTGCGCTTTAGCTTCTCGGCGTCAGTCAGTCCCAGCTTGCTGATGGCATTGTTTTGCCACCACTTGTCGTCAACCTTGTCTGGGCCACCTGCCTTTTCAATACTGGCAATGAGGTCATCCGTAGCACCATTCTTTTTCATGATGCTATAGATGTTCTCCTTTGCAGAATTGATTGGCTGCGTGTACTTGCTTTGGAACTCAGGGTCGTTCTTGATGTCAAAGATTTGCCTGAACTTCTTTAACTCCTCGTAATCGGTGGGAGCCTGTACCTGTTGCTGTTGGGCTTCTGTTAGCCGTTGCCGCAGGACTTCGGCTTCCGCCGCTTGCTTTTTGTACTCGCTAGCGGTTTCTTGGAGCTTGCGCCAATTATTTTGATTTTTTTCGGAGAGGTTTCTCGGCTGTTCGATGGCGAGAATTTCTGGATCGATTTCGGCTTTTTGTTCTTGAACGGAACTGGGTGAAACTTCGACTCCAGACTCTGGTTGTGGTATTTCTGTTGCTGGTTGAACAGGCTCTGGAACGATTGTTTCAGGTTGCTGGCTGTTTGTGCCAGAGATGCTATCAAGCGTTGTAGTATCTTCATTTGATGTTGTTGGTTCTTGTGTTTCTTGGGGTTCTACCCCTGTCTCTCTTTCCGCCTCATCGAGAAGCGAGTCGATTGATTGATGAACGTCATTGCTGATTGGATCAGCGTTGAGGTTTGCGGCTCCACCATCGCGGTTGGCGGCGGTGATTTCTGGTACTAGGTTTTCTTCTTCCATAATTTATTACATCGACACAAATGACGCCGACGAAGCATCATCATTTTTGTTTTCGTCTAAGAGTATGTCATTCATCTGGCGCAGGATAAACTCCGCGCCTTCCTTGTACTTTGCCTCAAGAGCAACTGACTCAATTGTCTTTCCAGTGGTTGGTGGAATAATGGAATACAGGAAGCCAATTAGCTTCCCCCCAGACTTTTGATGATATTCGCGGAATCGTGCAGAGTCAGATGTTTCCCAAGTCATAATTTATTTGTTGTGTCAGAAGACGCATAGGTTTTCTGACTTAATTTAATTTATGTCAACTATATTATGCCAAGCCAATATCTATTGCCTGCTCAGAAGAAAGAGGCTTGCTTGAATCGCGTCCGTAAGAATTGGGACTCACGCCAGCGGTTTTTCCTTTCCAAGCCTTTTGGAAAGCGTCTTCTGTGGTGGTTGGCTTTTGTGCCTCCTCACTTCTTTGCTTCATGATAGCGTCTTGTGGGTATGATTCCACAGGTGCGTACATTGGCTTCCCTTCTGCGTCCACGCGATAACTGCCATCTGGGTTAGTTAGCGGTTGCGTTGTTGGAGCCTGTGGGGCTGCTTTTGTTGCGCCTTGAGTTGGTTGTGTAGGTGATCCGCCCATAGTTTTGTTTGGCTTACGCCGCTGTTACTGGCCTTGGTGGATTGGCGACACTTGCAATCATTCCACCTTGGCTAGGATTTTGTTGTTGGTATTGTTGTTGAAGGTTCTTTTCCTGCGCTACTGATGTTCCTGCGTGACCGCCACCACCGCGATGACCATGTGGCATGGCGGCAGGTATTACGTTCTCGACAGGAGGGGCGGCTTGACCAGCGGTTAGGTGAGCATACGCTTCCTTTGCGGCCTGCCTATACTTTTGTGTTTGCTTTGGCATTGCGCCCTTTTGTTCAGCGGCGGTAATGTGTCCAACGTAGTGCTTCATAGCAGCCATCAGCGGGGCAATTGCCTCTTGCGTCAGCCCACCCCTTGGCACGTTGGCAATCACTGGCATCAGCTTTTGGCTCATCGTATCGAGGTGGACGATGTCGTTGTCGCGTGGAGAGACTGGAATGTCCTGACCTGCGATGATGGCCTGAAGTTCCAATACCTGTTGGCGAGTTGCCTCAATGGCGATTGCCTCAACCTGATCTTTTGGAAGGATGACGCTGTTCGCAGTCGTTTCTCCCAGCTTCCTACTCCAGTCTAGCTTGATAAGCTCGTCCTGATTGATGCTTGGATTACCCATGTAGCGTTGGATCAGTGAGTCTAGGATCACATTGTCTTGTGGCGTTGTGTCTTGAAGAAGCTGGCTCGCAGGCGAGTATGCCATGAGCAAGATGTCAGATGGCGGGACATTCTTTTGGAGCATGTCGTACACACAATTAATTGCGTCCTCGTCGAGGTGTTCAGGAACATCAAACGGAACCATGAACGGAGGCATTTCCATCAGGCTCTTATCAAATGCGTCTACCACTTCGCGTCTTGCCCAGACTGCGTTTGGCTCTTTTAGCTTTACCACATCCATCTTTGCTTTCAAGTCAGCCGCTGCCTTGATGTGTTCAGGGTGACAGATCCCCTTCTGCATACGCTCGACGGCCTGTGAGAACTGGCGCGAGAAGCGCGTGAGGATTCCCTCGCGAAGTTGGTTCTCAATTGCTGCGGTACGATTTACTTCGGAGGCGGTCTTTTTCTGTCCGCTATTGTCAACAGGGGCAGATGGCAAGAATGTTCCCACCTGAATCTCAGCCAGCCCAGTGATGAATTGATCCAGCTTGAGGAAGTCGTCCACATCCGCTGGCAATTGCTGTGGGATGACCTCGTATCCCTCGGAGATATATCCCACTGGGTGAAGGACAGAAAGCGGAGGCACTCCTACCTTTGCGTTTGGCCCCTTCTTCAGCAGTAGCAATCCCTTTAGGTAGGTATTATCAACCACTAGGTTGCGAGCCTTCTCCACTGCAACGTGCGTATTGTACAGGTCACGCCCAGCCCCGCGAGATGACATCAGGTTTCCGCTACCGATCTCAATACTGAATAGAGCGAGCGTCTCGCTCATCTTGTTGTATCGATCTACTTGCGTGCAGATTTCCAACCCGCTCTTGTCGTCAAACAAGAACCTACTGATCTTGCCATGAGGTTCCCTGACTAGGATCTCTCCAAGCTCAACATACTTTGCGTCGTTCTCGTAGCTGGCTCCGTAACTTCCCTCGCGAATCCAATCCTCGTACCTGCGAGCATCGTCATCGGCGTCAAGCGTCCTGCCAGCAGGGATCGCTTGGTTGATCGACTGGATCAGGTGGTTAATATGCCAGCCAGCGGCTGCCGAAAGTTCAGGCTGTTCCAAGACTGGGAGCAACTCTGCGATCTGATAGCGTCTCTTTCGCGCCCAGATGGGCGTCTGGTCAGTTTGTTGGGGAGTCTCGATAGAGAAGAAGGTATAATCTTGGCGAAGGAATTCGGGCTTCCAGTCGCGCAGGTCATCCCAACACATTCCGCAGAATCCGAAGGTGGTATTCTCGTGGACGATCTGGGCAATGAGATCGTCAAATCCTTTCCAACCCCTAATGCACTTCGTTATTTCGTCGCGGAATACTTTGGTCTTATTCTCGGCATCGAGTGAATCAATCGGATACTTTGCGTATGTAAGCGTAGCAGCACTTTCAATTACCTGCCTGAATGGGGGCTGAATTCGGCTGACCATCGTCGAAAGGAATCCTGTGGGTCGGTTACTCCTCCAATTCTGACCCATGCTTTCCAGCTTCTTAGCCTGATAAGGCGGCTCGTTGTTGAGTTTCTTCTGAATCAGTTGGTTCTTCCTGTTCCTCTCGACATTCTGTTGTTTCAGCCTGCGGTATGCGGCGTGTGCCTGAGTCGCGTCCTTGAACGTCCTCCTGACCTGAAGCGTGTCCTTGTTGACTACGTCCAGATTTCCATTGTCGGGGTTGACTACATCCAGACCAAGAATCCTTGGCTTGTCGTGGACATCTACAACGCGAGCGGATTTTGTTCCGTAGTAATCGGTAACTTTTGGAGGAAGAGGCTTCAGGTTTGCCATAATTATGTATTGAGCCAGCAATTAGCAGGCAGGTTGGTTGATTTGCTGAAATTATCCTTATCGATAAAGATAGCGGTTCTGTTGTCGTGACGCATTGACCTGCAACCTCCAAGCACCCCGCTTGATTGTGTGTCTCGCCCCTGCCTCACGCTTGCGGTCAGCCTTTCGGTGGTGCTGATGCACGAGCTACAGCCTCCGCGCCAGTTCAAATTCTCAGGGCAGTTCCTACAGGTCTTTGCCCTAGCCTCTGCCAGTTCGTCCGTAACCATGTTTATTTGGTTCTGACTTTGCTGGAGGTTCTTAGCCCATGTCTGGATGTCATTTAACAACGCCGTCGTGTCGGTCTCAGGGTTGACTGAAGTTATTGCGACCATGTCAACTCCATGACAGAACTGAGGCCAGTTGGAGCAAATAAAGCTGTTCACATCTCCCTCGACGTCTCCGCTTGGAAAGTTATTCTCGGCGCGGAAATGCTCGACGTTCTTGATCAGGGAATCGTAGGTGACGCCGTTAATACGAACGTCACCTTCAATATAGTGCCAGCCATTGGGCGGCAGCATACCTAAAATCGGTGTAGCCATCTGTTGGTAATATGTTATTTAGAAGCCAAGGGCAAGTAATAACTACTTTACAAACTCAAAGTGGCACTTTGGACAAATGCAGGTTTCTTTATCCTTTTCGTCCGCTTTCAGTTCATTATCGACTGGTTCTTCAGGAGATCCGATCATTTCTGCCAGTTGCTCGTTTGTGAATGCCAGCAATGAAACATCAAACTTCACATCGTTTAGCTCATCAATTTCTACCGAAAGCATATCAAAGTTCCAATCGCTGTTGAGTGCCAGTTGGTTGTCGGCAATGATATACGCCTTTCGTTGGAACTCGTTTAGGTGGTCAACCTTTATGCAGGGCACTGAATCCATTCCCAACTTCTTGGCGGCAAGTACGCGCCCATGACCTGCTAGGATGTCGTAGTTCTCGGTAATCAGTACAGGGTTGGTAAATCCAAACTCCCTGATGCTGGCGGCTATCTGGCTCACCTGAATGTCGCTGTGAGTCCTGCTATTGCGAGCGTAAGGTATCAGTTTCTTGAGGTCGATTTGCTCAATGTGTTGAGATGTTTTGATTTCCATAGGTAGTAAAAATGCTCACCCAACGTTAAAAAGAAAAGATAAAAAGAAACCCCCAAAGAAAATAGAAAAGAGAAAAGTGCGATCTGAAATCAGATCAATTTCACATAAGACGAAAAGCGTCTCTCACTACCACAGCCCAAGGATTAGCCTGCTCTCAGATCGGAGCGTAATGAGGATGGAGTGTGTGTCCTCCGAATTAAGCCGCATGGGTTAAATGCGGCTCCTGCCTTCGCCAGTGGCTCGACACAATCTCGATTTCCAGTGGTTACGATATCTTCTATAGTCCTGAAGATTCACAATAAATAAACTTGCATGATGAAGATGTCAACGGCATATTTTCATCGTTGCGATCCTCTTGTCCTGAAGATTCTCAACCGCCCTCTCGCCTTTAGGGTTAGAGGCAGAGGGCATCTACTTTTGCGGTTGTGTGCTAGTGCAGCCCCTCACTCGTTGTCATGTGCGAGTGGGGGGCTTTTCTTTGCCTGCACATTTCATTGCGAATAATGCAACCTTATGTAAAGCAGGTGTTGATTAAGTTTCGCTTTCAGAGTGACTTTGGTTTGATGTGAATAGTTGCTTTGGTTTGGTGTTTAAGCAATGGGTTCACATTACCCTCATAGGGGATTACTTGTGTTTATTCTAAACGCTCGT